GGTGCTACTGTTAAATATTCGTCAGTTGAAAAATTTCCATCTGTCAAATAAAATGCTCCACTAACTGGTGTAGTTGAACCTACCGCTCCTGTAATTCTCAAAACATTCCCCCCACTACAAAACAGTTTAAGGACTTGTATGTTGGTCCAAAACCTTTTCAGGTTTTCTTCAATTGTCCATTTACTAGATAAATTAAAATTATTAATGAAATTAGTTAATGTATGGTGCTACTGTTAAATATTCGTCAGTTGAAAAATTTCCATCTGTCAAATAAAATGCTCCACTAACTGGTGTAGTTGAACCTACCGCTCCTGTAATTCTCAAAACATTCCCTGCTGGTATATTCAATATAACCTTGAAGATCCTATGTCCATTTAGTGTGTTATTATCTGATAGTACTACTTTAACGTTTGAAGCTGAAACATCAACCATTCTAACATCCCCTGCCGCAACCAACAACATGTGCTCTTGAGCATCATCGTCTATAATAGTTAAACCTGATTGTTGGCTGTTAATTGTGTCCGTGTTAGAGGCTATGTATTGAAATATTTGAAATAATGGCAACAAAGGTGGTGCTATTAAGCCTGCTGCTGATGCAATCCATCCCGTAAGATATTTTGCAACAGATTTACCAAATGTAAACAAATGGCCTAAATTAGTCCCCACTGTATTCTCCATATATGTCGCGCCTACCTGCGTAAACTGCCCTAAAATTTGTTGTAACAAACCGGAACCAAAAGGTAAAACAAGACTATTCCCTATTACGTTTCTTGCTGCGCAAGATTCTGCGTTGTTTATTCCTATTGCTCCTAAATTTAATGTCGGTGTTATCAATTTTACACAATACTCAAAGTATATCTCTCCTAAAGTTGTTGATGCTGGCACTCCATTGTACCCAAAATAGTAATTTGCGCAATCAAGCAACTTTATATCGAACTTTGATATATCTAACCCTTGTACTCTAACATAGTGTGTCTTCTCTTTATTAAGATCAGATGTCGTAGGATCTAATGTTAGTGTCATATAAGGATGATTTGAATCCGCATACTCCTTAGATTTAAAATCTTTCTTTGATTCTGGAGGCTGCTTTGATGGATCAAAATCACAACCGATAAAGACTTGTCCTTGAATTTGTGTGCTTACTGCTGGTTTATAAAACATTTTACAACTTACAAAGTTGTAACTTTCATAGTTGTTAGCAACTAATGAAAGCCATGTGAAAACCTTCTTTAGACCTGGATTTATTACAAATTTATTTATTACGAACCCACCTGAGTAGGTACTACTTGTTGTAACATCCAGAACAAATTCAGTATGACAAACTGTTATACTGTTGTTAGATGAATTAAGTATCGGATTTTTAGTCTTTACTTTATAATTGTATTGTATTGGTATAGTTTCTTTGGTAACTACCATTGTCTTAGACAATGGTTGTTTTATTCTCGTATTTCTTCCAACCCTTTTAATCGTTTTAATTCTTCTCTTTTTAACTTGTGAATTTATAATTCTTTTCTTCATCATTTACTTGGTTCTATTAACTAGATTTATTTTACCTTTGTAAATTTTCAATTGGGACATGGTTTATTTTCCTAGATCAACCATAGTTATCACCTTAAAAATCTCAGTTCTTGGTACTAAATCTCCCAACGATTTAGCAGGTGATAACATCTTTTCAATAGAACCCACAATGGATTCAAGATCTAACCCGTACCTAGCCTCAACGAAATCTCCTAGTCTCATATCATCAAATTCAACTTTTGCATCCATGACATAATACTTATGATTTTCTCTCGTTTCGAACGTACTTAGGTTTTTCTTGTCCAACCATTGTTCAGCAGTTCCTACAAGTTCAACATTATTCACATCGAACTTAGTACTTAGCCTTTCTATTGTGGAGAAGTATGGTTTAAATAATCTATTATTGTTTAAGTATAATTGTCCCGTCAACACATCACTCATGTGTTTTTCCTTACTCTTAGAATCAATAACTTGCTTATTTAAAGTACTTCCTATTCTGGTAATCCATCTCCCAAGCTTAGGAGCTAAGCAGTATGAGTATATATTATCTGTTACTATCGGAAAAAATACTCCACTACAAAACTCTGCCTTGGCCAACTCGGAATGTTGCTTCAATTTTGGGTCTAGCCCTAACTCTTTCAAAGAGGTCTCAACTTCAGTAAGTTGCAATACACATTGTTTTTTCATGACAATAAGATTGTCATCACCCAACACAGCCATACAGTAATGTTTTCCTAAAATAAATCCTTGCTTTTCTAATGCATCAGCATGTAGAATGGCATTTATTAAACTATTACCTATGCTAGTGTTCGAGTCCCCGGACTTTCTACTACCCTCGAGCGTATACTTGTCTCCCCATCTTGTGTAAGCTACTGTGTTCTTTTGAGCTTCTATTATTCTAGAAATTTTCTCCGGCATACCTAAATGCTGGTAAATTTCCTTCTCTAATTGAATGAATTCAGTGCTAAATGTTTTATCCCAGCGTGACATGTCATTCTCAATGTAATAACATGATCCAAGTTCTTTTTCCACTTTGTACATCCATCTACCTATTTCTAGGCCAGATTTTCCTGAAGCATAAAGAACTGGGCTGTTGTGACCCCAACTGTCTGCGAAAAACTTTGATATAGCTTTAGTATAAGGTCCCAATGCTGATGTGTATTTGTAGGC